ACAAGTAATGGGAGACACTCAAGATAAGACTGATGCATATGCTGCACTAGATGCAGAAGATGTAGAGAATTATTTAGAGGAAATATTAAATGAAGAACTTACATGTGACTGCCAAGAATGAGACAAGATCCTTATCAAAAACTACTGAACAGAAAAAGAAAATGGACACCAGTCCAAACAACTGCCGGATCATGCAAGGCAGGGGCGGAAGAGGCGGTACTCCGTGCTCTTGCGTTGCGACATATGGAACTACCTGTGGGAGATTTTATCCGTGATGCATTGGATTCCGACGTACCAACACTATCGCGGGAGCTATTGGCATCCAATGTCAAAGACGAAGAAAACCACGACCTGGCACTTGGTTACATTGCCAATGCTTACGGGGTTGATGAAAAAGCTGAATCGGAAGCTCTCCGGCTCAGGGAAGCTTGGACTACGCATCCGGATCATACGATTCTCAAAGCGATGGTTGCCGAACGTGCAATTTTCTTCGTTCTTCTACCATTCTTCCGCGCTAATGGTGACGCTGGAATGCGCACAGTAAGCGCTGATATAAGTAGAGATTGAATTGTTGGTTTCTACTATAAAAAACTAGGTGAATTGCTGGAACTCCTCCATATATGGACAATCAGCAGCCAAGCCAGCATACAAGCTGGAAGGTTCAACGACTAACTCCCGAGTGGCAACACAGTAATGGAGACACGAGTGCCTAGCACCTTTATGGTGAAGATATAGTCTGACCTGCATCAATGGTAAAGATGCAGAAGTAAAAGATAAAGAGCTTTTACGATAACACTTGGAACAAATTCACGTTGCTGCCAATAGCATTGTTTGTCGGGAGCTGGGGCTTACTGTCAGTCCTTCTCTTGATAAACTCCGCAAGGCAACTATCAATTGGGTAATGCAACCACTAGGTAGCAATGCCGATAAATATTTAGACAGAAAATTTTGGCTGGATTCAAGCGACCGATTGATGTATGAAGGCAAAGCTCCTGAGCTTTCTTTCACCAAGGCTGCCCGTGTTCCGGCTTTCTTTGAACATAGTAATGTCAATTTACCCCAATACGCTTGAGCCTATTTACGGTCCAGAGCTAAGCACCATCCTCAAAGAGATGGAACAAATCTTTCCACCCGTTACTCCTACACCAGACTGGACCGCAAGTCAGATCATGTATAGATCTGGACAACGTGCAGTCGTGGAGTGGTTAATCCAAAGGATAGAAAACTAATGTGCCTTAACAACCAACAACCTAGTGCTCCGCAGATCAAACAGATGGCACCACCGCCACCGGTCAAGCCTCTACAAATTGCACAACGATCAACGCTACCAACTAAACAAGTATCAGTAGAAGAGTCTAAACCTGTAGCGTTTGGAGCCAAGTCAAAACGTGATGCTTCCAAACCTGTTAAACGTGACGCAGCTTCATTGCTTGTACCTATGTCGGATACAGGTAACACTGCAGGCGGTATCAACGCATGACTACTGCTCGCGAACAATACAGCAAACTAAGTAGTGACAGACATCAGTTCCTTGATTCAGCTATTGAATGCTCGGAGCTGACGTTACCTTATTTAATTAGACAAGACAACGAAGGTCATAATCACAAACGCCTGCAGACACCGTGGCAATCAGTTGGTAGTAAAGCTGTTGTAACTTTAGCTGCCAAGCTAATGCTTGCTCTGCTACCTCCACAAACTACGTTTTTTAAACTACAAGTTAAAGAAGATAAGCTGGGAGAAGACATCACAGCTGAGATAAAAAGTGAGCTAGACCTTTCTTTTTCAAAGATGGAACGTACCATCATGGAAGCTATTGCAGCTACCAATGATCGGGTTGTCGTTCACCAAGCATTGAAGCATCTGATTGTAGGTGGCAATGCGTTGATCTTTATGGGTAAGGAAGGGCTTAAGCACTATCCACTTAATCGCTATGTTGTAAGTCGTGATGGTAACGGTAACGTTATAGAGATCGTCACCAAAGAAAGCATTGACAAAAAAATGTTGGAGAATGAGATCAAAGAATCTCACCCTAACAATGTTTCTGAAGACGGGTCAGGTCACGACGATGAGGTAGACATCTACACCCACGTCAAGTATGACAACGGTCGTTGGCATTGGCATCAAGAATGCTACGACAAAGTGATGGCAGGCACTAAGAGTTCTGCTCCTAAGAATGCAACGCCTTGGCTTTGCCTTCGCTTTAATACAGTCGATGGAGAAGACTACGGTCGAGGCAGGGTTGAAGAATTTCTAGGAGACCTACGGTCGCTAGAAGCATTAAGTCAAGCACTAGTTGAAGGCTCTGCAGCTGCTGCAAAGATTGTCTTCCTTGTCAGCCCTTCGTCTACAACTAAACCCCAGACACTTGCTAACGCTGGTAATGGTGCAATCGTACAAGGCAGGCCAGATGATGTCAGTGTTATCACTACTGGTGGTAAGACAGCTGACTTCGCTACAGCCGCAAATCTTGCTCAACAATTAGAGCGAAGAATTGGAGAGGCATTCTTACAGCTAAACATCCGTCAGTCAGAACGCACCACAGCGGAAGAGGTCCGCCTCACGCAACTCGAATTGGAACAGCAACTTGGAGGATTATTCAGCCTCCTAACTGTTGAGTTCCTTGTGCCCTATCTGAATAGGACCATGATGGTCTTGCAGCGTAATGGTCAACTACCTAAGATCCCTAAGGATTATGTTAGTCCTACTATTGTTGCAGGTGTTAACGCCTTAGGTCGTGGCCAAGATCGTGAAAGTCTTACCACATTTATTACTACAATTGCTCAGACATTAGGTCCAGAAGCGTTGATGAAATACATCGAACCATCTGAAGCAATCAAACGACTAGCTGCAGCACAAGGTATTGACTATCTAAACCTTGTAAAGCCAGAAGAAAAGATCCAGCAAGAAGCGCAGATGCAGCAACAGATGGCGCAGCAACAATCTCTTGTGGATCAAGCTGGTCAATTGGCAAGCGCACCAATGATGGACCCTTCAAAACAACCAACAGAACAACCTCAATTAGAAAATGGCTGAAACTCTTACATACGATTCCACCCCAGCTGATGCTCCTGAACTAAATGCAGACGAACAGGACTCGTTAGCTGTCGGTGAAGAGATGCAGACTGCCCAGGATGATCTCCTGGCTGGTAAATATAAAAATGCACAAGAGCTTGAAAGTGCATACATGGAGCTGCAAAAGAAACTTGGTGAGCGTTCAGATGAACCTGAAGAAATTCAAGTTGTAGACGAGAAGCCAGAAACACCTGAATCAGTATCTTTCCTCAACGATGCTTCTTCTGAATATGCTGAGAATGGTGAACTGTCAAAAGAAACAATGAGCAAGCTTGCTGATATGTCTAGCGAAGAGCTAGTGCAAGCTTATATTGAATCTCAAGCTAATCAAGAAACTGCTGCAGTCAGCTTGTCTGACAAGCAAGTCAACTCTATTAAAGAACGTGTTGGCGGTGAAGAGCAGTACAACACTATTGTTAGTTGGGCTGGTCAAAACCTTGATCAAGAATCTATTGATGGTTTTGATTCATTGATTGAAACTGGTAATGTCAAAGCCATTGAGATGGCTGTAGCAGGACTGAAGTCAATGTACGAAGCACAGAACGGTAGTGAAGGCCGACTCATTACAGGCAAGTCACCTTCCACTGTTGGCGATACATTTAAAAGTCAAGCTGAAGTTGTAGCAGCAATGAGTGATCCTCGGTATGACCGTGATCCTGCATACAGAAATAACATCATTGAAAAACTAGACCGATCTGACAATTTCTTTTAAATCATATGAAAACTAAAGGCAAGGGTTCTTGCGGAGGCAAGAAAGGTGGCAAAGGGTACAAATAAAAAACTAAAGATTTCCCAGTCATTCGACGTTAATAGTCCTTACATGCCTGGTGGACAGGATTACAAAGGTATTCCTAATGCCTCACCAGAAATGTTGAGGCGACTTCAAAAGAAAAAGATCAAGAACCCAGGTGGACAATCGTTGCCACCAGTTAGGAAAGCAAAAGCAAAAACTAAAAGGAAAAAAAGTTATGGCTAAGCAAGGTCTATATGCAAACATCCATGCCAAGCGTAAGCGTATCGCAGCTGGTAGTGGAGAGAAGATGAGGAAGCCTGGTTCATCTGGCGCACCATCTGCAAAGAATTTTAAACGCGCTGCAAAAACAGCAAAGAAAAAGTAAACCACCAATTTTATTATGAAAAAAATTATCGCAATCCTGTCAGCCGCTGCATTGGGAACTCCTGCATTGGCTGGACCTTACGTCAACATCGAAAACAATGCTGGTTTTACTGGCTCTGATTTTAATGGCCATGCCACAGATTTTCATCTGGGTTATGAATCAGGTAATGATGTAGGCTCTTACTATATCCAAGCTGGTCCTACTATCTTTGCACCTGATGGTGGTGAAGAAGAGACCAAGTTGACAGGTAAGCTGGGCGGATCTATCCAAGCAACAGATCGTGTGTCTGTATATGGTGAACTGTCTGCAAGCTTCGACGACGTAAATGATTACGGTACGAAAGTAGGCGTCAAGTATAACTTTTAACGTGCCCCCTCAGAGGCACATAATATCTGATTTTTCCTTGTAAACTCCCAAGGAACGGTTACGGACCTAGGACTGGAAAAACCTGGGGCCACTACAACTGCACACGTCCGTTCATCCTTCGGGACGCATGACACCATAAGCATGGAACGGGGCTTGTGGAACTTCTTAGGAGGTTACTGTGCAGAGCAAGACTTATTGCTATCGCGGTGTCAAGTACACCAAGTGA